TCCCGCTTACGCTTGTCATACCCGGACAGACCCCTACCATATGTTTATTGTGTACAGGCCCGCGCTCCTACCGCTGGCTGAAGAGGCGCATGGCTGGCTCGCCTTAAACCTCGTCACAATCTGAGATGCCTCACAAGAGTGTCACTGGCTCCACCACAAATTATGCCCGCCACCCGCCTCGGGGGTGGGTAATTTTTTCCTTCCGCTTGTTTCCTGTTCTGATAATGACCTACCCTGACAAAACCCACCCCGCAGCCTGCTCAGAGAGGCGCGGTCGAGTCATTGCCCGGTCGCCGGGCTTTTTTATTGCCTCACGGAAATGATCGATTCCTTGATCATCCCCTATCTCAATGACAAAATCCCGTATCAAAATTTTCAGGTGTCCACATGGCTAAATTATTTGCCCGCTACATGACGATTGGAGTTCTCAACACGCTGATTCATTGGGTCGTGTTTGCTATCTGCATCAAAAACGGCCAAACCCAATCTCTGTCAAATTTTATCGCATTCTGCGTTGCTGTTACGTTTTCCTTTTTCGCTAACGCTAAATGGACTTTCAGCGCTGAGGCCACAACCTTTCGATACATGATGTACGTATTCTTTATGGGCATGGTTGCTACGCTCGTAGGTGGATATGGCGACAGACTGAAAATAAATCCGATCGTAACGTTAGTGTTATTCTCGGGAATCAGTCTTGTATGCGGCTTCCTTTATTCGAAATATGTAATATTTAGAGAGAAACAATGAAAATTTCGTTAGTCGTTCCTGTCTACAATGAAGAAGACGCAATAAGGTTTTTTTACAGCGCAGTCAGACATAAGGAATTCCTGAAGCCTTATGAAATAGAGATTGTCTTCGTAGATGATGGGAGTACCGATTTCACGGCGCAGTTGATGAAGGATATGCAGGAGGAAGACCCACTAATCCGGAACGTATTCTTTACAAGAAACTTCGGCAAGGAAGCAGCTCTATTTGCAGGAATCGAAAATGCCACTGGTGATGCCATTATCCCAATTGACGTTGATTTGCAGGACCCGCTGGAAGTCATACCTAAGCTGATTGAGCGCTGGCAGGCAGGGGCCGATATGGTCCTGGCGAAGCGGATTGACAGAAGCACTGACGGACACATGAAGCGCAAGACTGCGGAGTGGTTCTACAGGCTGCACAACAAAATTAGCTCGCCAAAAATTGAAGAGAACGTTGGCGACTTCCGCCTGATGTCACGCGATGTGGTTGAGAGCATCAAGCTTTTGCCTGAGCGAAACCTGTTTATGAAGGGAATTCTGTCATGGGTTGGCGGTAAAACCGAGATCGTTGAATATGCCCGTGCGGAACGCGTTGCAGGCACCACAAAATTCAATGGCTGGAAACTATGGAACCTGGCCTTAGAGGGGATAACCTCTTTCTCAACTTTCCCGCTGCGCATGTGGACGTATATCGGATTTTTCGTTGCCGCCCTGTCTTTTCTTTATGGCGTGTGGATGATTGCCGACAAGCTGATATGGGGGAATCCCGTTGCTGGTTATCCTTCGATTCTGGTATCTATTCTGTTTCTTGGTGGGGTGCAACTCATAGGCATTGGAGTTCTTGGCGAGTATATCGGGAGAATTTATGTCGAGACGAAACAAAGACCTCGGTATGTTATAAAGAGGGAAGAAAAATGAACGCTCTGAAAATTTCTTTTGCCCTTTTAATTTCAGCCTGCGTGGTGGTATCGTCGCTATTATTTCTATCTTGGAACAGTTACAAAACGGTAGAAGTTCCAAGCTTTGATGACAATAAAGATTTCACATCAATTGATAGCTGCTATTTTAACGAGAAATTCATGACGGTAAAAGGATGGGCTTTAAATCCTGAACACCCTAACAATCATGCTGTCATATATGCGAGAAAAAATAAATCTGATGAGTGGGTCGTTGTAAAATCCTCTATTGTGAGCAGGCCTGATGTTAGCAGGTTTTTTAAGGTCAATTCTGTTTATGACAGATCGGGATTTGAAGCATCAATCAGGAACATAAGCCTTTTGGGCGGCCTTTCTGGAGAGATAGCTGTGATTATCAATGAAGATAAAGCCAAGGCAAGAGGGATCAGGTATGAATGCAAGTAAAATAAAGTTACTATGTGTCATTGCAATGGCCTGCATTTTCTACGCGATTATGTTCCAGCATCTTTCTCTCAGGGGTGCTAATGATGATGTGTTTTTCTCAAAAGCGCTTGAATCAAGGGGGTTGGTAGATTTCCTTTTATACAGATATGACACATGGAGCGGACGAGTAACTTTAGAGGGGTTACTGACTGCTACAATAGGAATTGAAACCTTTTGGAAAATTATCATTCCGACATCTTTCATTGTTTTAGTTTGTTCTATAAGTAAGCTCGCAACTAATAGTGTAGGGTTTTATACCACTATATCTGCTGCAGTGATTTTGTTGCTAACACCAAGAATGATTAATGAAGATTCGTTTTTTTGGGTGACTGGCGCCTATAACTATATTATCCCTTTTTCTCTTGCAATATATTCACTTAGCGTTTTCTCCAGCATGAAGAGAGGAGTGATTAACTCCACACTTTCAATACTGGCATTATTAATCGCATCTTTTTCTGAGCAGTCAGCGATTTTTCTTTTGCTGATATCAATCTTGATGCTGGCTTTAAAAAAGGTAAGACTCTCTTGGTATTCAATTATTTACATACTGGTTCTGACAATATGCTCTCTTATAATGTTCAGTGCTCCAGGGAACTCATTGAGATTTGCAGCTGAATCAGCTACATGGATGCCTGGATTCAGAGAATACAGTATCCTGACCAAGGTTATGTTTGGAATTGACCGGCTTGCCAGCACTTACAGCATGCCATATAACATACCAATATTTTGCCTTTCTGCAGTTCTGATTTATTTAAACAGGGGCAGGAAACTAGGATTCCTCCACCTAGCTTCATGCTTTGTCATATTTACATACATGGTATTATCTTTGATTACGAGTCTATCTGGTCATGGGCTCTCAAGATTTTTCTTTAATTGGCTTTCCCCTGATTTGCTCTATCCGTGGCCTGAAAAATTCTCATCTCTCTCTGGATGGGCTAACATGTTGTTTACAATGATTTATTCTGTATGCATTATGTTCAATTCTGCACTACTGATTAGAGGACTGGACAGAACTTCTGTTCCGCTAATAGCTATTTCTTGCGGGATGGCCAGTGTAGTAATGATCGGCTTCTCACCAACGGTTTATGCTTCATATTTTCGGGTTGCATACTTGCTTCACATATGCGCTGTAATAGCATTATGTAGCGCTGTGCATAACGAAATTTTGCATAGAAAGGGAGGCAGTGCCTCCCCAGATATCAGATAGAGCAAATAACAAAGCACATCAGCTCTTCATAACGAATGCCGTAGCGCTCGCCTGCGGCCTTCGCCTCTCTGATTACCTTTCCGGTCTTGTCGTCTCTTTGCTCTGGAATAGCATCCCACTTATCCAGACAAACGATGCCATACCGGAAAGGATCAAGACCTTCCCCTTCAAACGCTGCGATAACATCCTGAGCAATCACTCCGGTATGAATTCGGGCGTCCTCACCTTTCAGGTCCTTGTCTTCCTTAAAGCGGAACATCTTTATCAGGCCTTTTACTTTCGAAGCAACACGCTTTTCCACATCCGTCAGGTCGCGAATATCAGTTTTCAGATTCCCGTCCGATGTGCTGATAGTCGATGTGGATGAGTAAATCTGCCCCCACCGATAAGCTGCTGTACCGAGTGACAGGGACGCATCAATGTTTGGCGCAACGCTGTTGTTGGAAAACTCATTGATCGCGATGCCTACCGCTACAGCTGTATCGTTGTTAGCGGTCAGGATTGCAGATGTGCGATAAGTGGAGACCTGCTTGAAGACCAGCTGGTTAGAGATTGCCGACGCACTCGCCGGGTAATAGCGCGCCTGCAGAAGATAAAGATAATCTCCATCCGCCGTCTTGCCAGTGGTTCGGTTTCGGATGACCTGGTCGGTCACGCAGGTTGTGTTGGCGTCACCGATGTCTGTCAGATAGCTGCCATAGCCATTGCGAACGCCGATGATCGCACCAGTGGCGTCGTAATAGTTAATTGCATAGTCGGCAGGCATACCGATGGCTTTGCCATCAGTCAGGCTGCCAGCGCGGAACATGATGCCATTATTCCACGTTGTTCCGTTTGGACTGAAGTCCATGCCCGTTGAGCAAGGATTCCCACCAACGCCGCCGCCAGCACTTAGGCGAAGGCCAATCACTGGCGAATTTGCACTATACGGGTCGATGGTATTGACGGTCGTCTCTTTGAAATCTGTACCCAGGTTCACAAAGTCCATCTCAAGACCGAAAAGCGGCCCCGTCCCGGCATTCCTGCGCCCTTCCATATACGATGCCCATACAGGGTTAGGTGCTGTCGCGTAGTCGTTGTAACCGAATGCGCCGACGCCAATCGTGTTCATGTTGGCTGCCGGGTCATCGCTTGCGCGGCTTGCGCCTACTAAGCCATAGCCGCCAGATTTGGCAACTGACACAGTTTCCGAAATATACTCGATTGGGTCACGAAAGTTGGCCGTCAGCCATGGTGATGTGCTGCCAAGACGCAATCCCATTTGCCCGCCTGGGGACATGTTGAATGCCCGACCCGTAAGATTGGAAAAGTCAGGCACACCACCGCCTGCTGAACCAGCATTGCTTTTACCGGTAATTGTTACGCCTGGGTGAATTGACCATACAGCAGAATTCGTAGCGCTCAGCACCTTATAAGTGGCATTACCATTGCCGTCAGGGCTTACTTCGACGAGATCGCCACCGGAAGCAGCAGCTGCGCGGTTGAAAGCCGCAGTGCTGTCATATGTGCCGGTTGGGTCGGCGCCATATGTCAGAACGTTGACACTGCGCTTAATTCGTCCAGCGAGGTCTTTGACATCAACGGACAAGGAATTGTCAGTCGGCCATAGGGTGTTTACGTGCAAGTTACTCATTATTACCTCGCCCTGCGTGCGCGGATGTGCCCGTTAACAGTAACGGTTCCCGAAGTGAAGCTGGTGTATGCCACCAGATAGATTGTTGTGTTTGCTGATACGTTGATGCGCTGCGTAGGAACCGAAAATTGCTGGGTGGCCGTGTTAAGCGTACTCATCAGTTGATAGCAGTTTGGGAAAGAAGGCTGCGTCGCTGACGTGGTGTTTAACCCGCCGATCAGCGAAGTAAGCGCCGCTGTTGTTGTGTCAAAGCGGATGACGCCACTGACATCCCAGTCACCAGGGGTAAGCACCAGCGAGGTTGCGTTTAGTGCGGTGGCGGTCGTTACAGCGGTATTTGATGTCGTGGCTGTCAGCACTTCACCAACTTCACCTGTTGCTGCGCTCGTTGCGTCAGTCACACCCTTCTTACTTGCAACAATCTGATTTCCTCCCGCCGTGCTACCGTCACCCGCATAAAGTTTCTTGGTTGTGAGGTCCAGCACCAGCTCTCCTTCAAGTGGAGTGTATGCTGCGACCTTCGCGGTTGTACCGCGCTTAACCTGAATAGAGGCTGCCATTCATCCCCCTTAAAGGGTGCCGAGGTCGACAGCGCCGAGCGTCAGCGCAATTGACACGTCACCTGAGCCGTCTACGCCAGTTTTGGTGCCAGTGGCATCGCCGGTGAATGAGAATTTGCGGCCGGTTGTCCAGGCAGCCGCCGATGCGACTGTCAGAGCTTTGCCGCCCGCAGTGGCTCCATCGCCAATAACCAACCTCCAGTTGTCGGTGTCGATCACGACTTCACGCGCCAATGGCGTATACGCGGCGACCTTTGCGGCCGTGCCGCCTTTTAACTGCAGTGATGCTGCCATGAGGTTTCCTTAGAGTTCGCCATAATCGACGTTGGAGGCTGATGCAGTAACCAATTGTCCATCTGCAATGGTCCAGTGGCTGCCTTCAGGGATGACTACCTGCTGACCATCTGAGATGGTCATGTCGGGACCGAATGACCATGCATTCATGCCGGCAGGAATATTTACGCTGTTGTCTATCGTCTGCTTATGCCAGGAGATAGGAGAGAACGCGCTGGATTCGAGAGGAACGTTTCCAGTTAGCTGCTCCTGAATATTGGCGTCGGCCGCAGCACGCGCATTAGCTTCAGCCAAATCAGCGGCAGCACGGATTGCAGCCTCTGCTGAAACTTCATCGTCTACGTATTTCTTGAAGTCTGAGACAGAGCTATCGACATAGCGCTTTGGCACCGCGTCTGCCTCTGCAGCGGGGTCTGCAAGGTTGCTGATGCGGTTATTTAGGGCGTCGTAATAGCCGGCGAAGAAGCTGGGTTTCTTCAGGGTTAACGAGTCAAAGCGCCAGCCGAACTCCTGAATGAGCATTGTCAGCTTATCGAGCGCAGCCTCGTGAGAAACAGCAGGAAACTTGCCGTTCTCGTAGTACTTTGTTTCCTGTGTTACCGGTGGGTTCCGGTAAATGAGGATGGTGTTTTCTGTCGCGGTGACAGCGCCGAAAGTGAGGGATCCACCTCCGCTATCTCCCGCGCCAGTGACGGTGAAGTCAGTGCCATTGACCGGCTCGCTGATATTCTCCGCCGAGTCTGCAATCATCACCGAGATGTCGCTGTTCAGCAGGAAGTAAAAGGGAATGGTGAATGTCGCCGTGACCCCGTCAGCGTTATACTCCACGTAACTTTGGGTGGATGAGACTGTCATCTGCCTTTCTCCGGGCGTGTGTAATCCCCGCAGGGAAATCCTGCGGTAAGAGGGTTGATGCGAAACATTCAGACAAGCGACATTGAAATGACCGCCATTGCGGCGGCGGTGCTATCTATTATCTCCATCCCTTATCTGGACTGGTGGGGGTTTCTGGTGGGCCCGGCGATGGTGCTGATGTTCGCATGGGCCTATTACTCAATGGCTTTTGTGGTGTGGGTTGGCGAAGCTTTCAAAAGGCTTATCGGCCGAGCATGAATTGAGACGGCGGCACAAGAAAATCGTTGCCCTGATTTTTCCTGATATTTTGCTCATAACGATGCAGGGAGCCGGGAGATAAAGACTCCTGCAGCTGATTAAGGATGAGGTAGTTCATTACCGGACGCGCCCAGAAAAGGTTGATGAATGGCGTGTGGTCTACAGTAAATCTGAAGGCATCCCCAGCCTTAGCGTCACCTGCTCTGGCTTTCTGAAAAAGCGTCACGATCTCATCAAGGTTACCGGCGACTGGACCTGCCAGAGATGTTACTGGACCATTACCAAATCGGTTTGCTTCACCGAAAAGGAAGTCTCCGAATATCCCCAGCCCGCCACCCTGCGCCGCTGCTGCCAGCAATGTTTTGCTATCTGCCGGTCGTGGCGTCTGCCCCTTCAGCATCAGCTTGGTCTGCATGGATAGATACCCGAACGTGGTCATCCACAGGAAAAGCTGAGCCAGCCCAACCATCTCACCCTTCCCGCTTTTAAACAGTGCGTTCTGCACGCTACCCCATCGCCCCTGACCCAGCGGTGCAGGTGTGTAGCCCCGACCAAACACTTCACGACCCAGCGCCTGCTGCATGAAAGATGCGGTAAAGGATTTGTACTGTCCGATAAAGCGAAGCAGTTCACCTTCTACCGTTCCAGGTTGCGTCCCCTGCTTCATCAGTGCGCGGGTTCGTGCCGTAGGCTCTGTCATTGCCACCATGACGCGATCGAGCACATATCCACGTAACTTATCAGCCAGTTGCTCACGGCCTGCCTGAAGGCTTTTCTCGTTCACGTTAACATTGCGATCGGAGACATACTTCGCGATGACGTCGTCGGGGATTGAATCAATTCCGTCAGGCGTCATGAATTTGCGGCCTTCAGAGCCTTTCAAATCCATCTGGCGATAGATGTTCCACTCAGCCTCACCAATGCCGTGCAGGTCAAGGGAGCGCTTTAAATCGCCGTTCAGCGATGCGTGTACGGAACCGGCGTTGTCAGCCAGCCAGTGAGAAATCATCGTGGCCGTCGTGTTACGTGAAGCATCTGTCCACCAGTTAAGGCCGTTGAGCTTGAAGAACTGGCGCTGCAGGCGGGAAACCTTGCCGGGAAGAGTAACGTCGCCTGAGAAGCGCTGCAGGATTTCATCACGCATTGAGTCGGCGTAAACGCCAAGTGAGCTGAGAATCTGCTTCTGCTCAGGTGCAGAGTATCGCTTAAGTCGCCCCTGAATAGACTCAGTCAGCGCCTGCGGGAAACTCTTCCCCTGATAGCGGAGTTCCAGCGCGTTACTGGCAAGGTCGTTAAAGGATGAAATCAGCGCGCCGCCAAGCTTAATCATTGAATCCACGGCGCGGGTGGTTGAGCCAAAGCGGGCAAGCGCAGTTGAGCCTGGGATGTTTGTTGCGCCGGTCACCTCTGCCATCTGGCTTTTAATCTGGCTGCGGCGGGCATCCGTGAAGGCGCGCAGGCCTTTTTCATTGCCGCGCAGATCGTTTGAAACCGTGTCGGCCAGATAGTTAAGCATGTTCTCCGGGTTTGTACCCAGGACGCGCATCAGACCAGTGTTGCGGGCTGAGGATTCAAGGCCGACAAATATCGCTTCACGCAGGCTGCCAACACCGTATTGCTGATTGTACTCGTGCCATGCAATACCGTCTTTAAAGTGCAGCACGCGCTCCTGACTGGCACGGCGTGCAACGTTCTGCGAGCCTTTGAAGCCCTTGATCCAGTCAGGCTTTTCGGAGGACAGGTGGACACCAGATGCCAGACCGTCATATACGTTTCGCAGAAAAGCATCAGTGTCTGTAACACCCTCAAAAGTGGCATTGTCCAGCCGTGGCAGGATTGACTGCTTCCACGCATCAAAGCCCGCGGCGCGGATTTTCATCATGTCATGCCCCTGCCGGGCAATGTAGCCAGGCATTTTGCGAATCCATGCGCCAGCCTTGTTCGCGTCAATGCGAGCTGCTTCCTGCCACTTGGTGATAATCTCCGCGATCTTCACTGACTCAGCCCGCAGGTCAGTAGTAGATTCACCCTTACCCAGTCGCCACATAGCATCCGCGACCTCAGCATCATTTGTGCCGGCCGCAAGGAACTTCAGCACATCAGCCTGTTCGAGGTCATGATTCAGGCCTGAAAGGTATTTAGATCGCAACTGAAACTGCTCTGATGAAGCAGATGATCGGCTACCGGTTCGAGCCTCGTTGCGGCCAACAAGAATAGCTGACAGCCCAATGTCTGGCCGATCTGGGAAGCTGTCTCGCAGGAATGCCAGTCGCTCAGCTGCCACCCGGGTATTGATTGCCTTGTTACGCGCCTCAATGACGTTTGCCAGCTTTTCCTGATTACCTAACTCTTCCGCTGCACGTAGCGCCGCATCCTGCAGTGAAATCCCTTCATTCTCAGCCCGGATGCGCTTCACGGTATTTTCCATGTCGCGCACCAGCGTTTCCATTTCCTGCTCAGACAGTTCACGCCCGGCTGCTTTGTTGACTGCCTGCTCGCACTGCGTCAGAAACTGATTAGCCATTACATTCTCCTGAGCATACAGGCTGCATATTCCTGATACCCTTTGACCAGACTTTCGTCACTGGCCTGCTTCTGAATTTCACCCAGCGCCTCACGCAGTTCCGGTGAGTCCAGCTCATCGACACGGCTTTTAGCCAGCGCCAGTTCAGATTCAAAATCTTCCTGAGCATTCAGCAGGTCAGCATCATCACGACTTGCTCGCTGGTAGTCTGCTTCTGCATCCCTGCTGGCGTTCACTGTAGATGGCTCGGTATCGCTGCGCGGTCCCTTTCTGATTTGCTCGATAGATGGCTCCCGCAGTTCGGGGGCGGTCATATCGAAGAAAGGCTCAACGTCTGGCGCCTTGCCCTGCATCATGTGCGACAGTCCTGCTCTGAAAGCATTCTGTCGCTGAGTCCAGTGGGCGTCGTCGATTCTCTGCGCGGCTGTTCGTACCCCCTCGGCAAGAGAGGTGCGCTTCAGCCCGGACTTTATCTGACCGGCACGATCTCTGATTCTTCCTGCCAGTCCGTCAGGGATTTCTCCGCGACCGATTGCGCTTAGCTCCCCTGAGGCTTTCTCTGCCGCGGCATTACCTTCCAGAGCCTGATTTATTTCGTCGTTACGTGAAGAGAGAGCCTGCTTTTCACTTTCAATATCGGCCAGCGCCCGCTGACGTGCATCGCGATACTTAATGCGCTGTTGCTGATATTGGTCAGTCCGCGATTTAAGCGTTGCATCCAGCCGACTGGCTGCATGCTCATTTGCGGCCATCTCCGCCCGCAGGTCAGCTACGTTATCGATTCGGCCCTGCTGCAGGTTCTGAAGCGACTGCTGATACTCAGGGATTACGTCATCATATGCGCGGCTGTAGGCGTAATTGTCTCCCTCACGTGAAATGGTCTGGTCAAGTAACGGCGATGCATTATCAGGCTCACCTGCTGATACGCGACTCGGCGATACCGGCTCAGAAACAGGCTCAACACGCGCTGTTGTCTCAAGTGGCGACTCACTGATGACAGTGGGCCTGCGCCCCCTAACCAAATCGGCAATTACTCCGCCACCAGCATGAAGCAGGCCGCCGCCGACCGTGCCATAGAAAAGGTTCTCCATGGCGCTTCCCAGCGTGAAATCATCACCCTCCGCCGCCGATGCCATTGCCATGGTCGGAAGAGTTGCGCCGGTCTGGAGTCCGCCCATTGCTGCGCCCTGCAGAAATCTCTCTCCGGCACGCCCAAGCAATGTCGCTGCGCGCGCCTCGCCAGCGAACGGCACCAGAGCCAAAGCAAGGTTGCCCGGGTCTGCCATTGCGCCAGCGAGGTTTGCCATCACGTTAAGAGGCGTGGCAACAAAGCCAGATGGAGCTGCAGCGGCGATCTGCTGCTTCGCCAGTGTGTCCTTTCGGTTCGATACCACATTATCCAGATATGTCTGGGTAACGCCCTCATCCGGGATGTTAATACTTTTGACACCGTACTGCTTCAGCGTCGCGTCAGCCTGCGCCTTCGGCACCATCGCTGATGAGGTATCATTTAACTGACCGTAAGCGCGGTTAAGGCGCAGTGCCGAGTTAAACGGCCCCTCATCAAACCCCTGCTCGAAAGTAGCAGCAAGCGATTCACCAAGACCTGACGCGGCATTGCCGATTGGCTGGTTAATACCCTGACCCGGGTCTTGTGTGTAAATCGTCAACGCTGTACTCCTTGCTGAAAGTTATCACCGAACAATGCGCGCTCCGGTGTCATGCCGCCTTTTTTCGCGTCAAACTTGGTTGGCGATGAGAAGAACTTGCCGATGCTGTTGAGCAACCCGCGATTCTGCTGGCCCGCTTTGGACAGGTCATTGAAGTTGGCGGTGATAGGCGTTCCGTTGCTGCCGTTAACCACCAGGCCATTCAGCGTTAGAATCAGGCCGGTTTCATCAGAGTTGGTTACCCACTCGGCATTATCACGGATGCGCGACAGGCTTTGCTGACGATTAATCTCATCACCCAGTCGCGGATCTCCCTGCAGAGGCATAATCTGGTCTGCCTTCAGGTTTTCCAGATAATGGTTTGCGCCATCTCGCACATCGCTCAAATCGAGACCGTATTTAACCGGTAAGCGCCATGACCCCTGGGTCTGATACTGCGAACCCAGAACGTCCTGATAAGCCTGCTTCGCTGCGTCGCCCGGACTCATCCCTTTCTGAATGTTAAGGTAAGTAAGCCGGCGACCCTGCTCGTTGAAGTTATTCCAGACGCCAACGCCACCAGGCTGATTAACCATCGTGGTTGCAAAGTCCTTTGACTGGCTGGCCCATTCGCTATCTGCAGAGTCAGAAGCACCTTTGTTATCCGTATTGATTGCGTCTTTGATATCGCCGGTCTTCACGTTGCGGTTTTGCCACAGGGCGTTTGCTGAGCGCGGATTATCCGTTGCCATCACAACCTGCAGAACGGGACCTGCTTTCTTCTGCACCTGCTGCATTACCTGATCTGCATAAGGGCCGAACTGACCGGCGATATTCTGAATCGCGGCCACGCTCTGCTCCTTGCTGGTGTCAATCTGCTGCAGAATGCCATCAGCCAGCGCATCCGGGAGAACGTCCTTGCTCTTTATTCCCAGCCGTGACTTGTCCACCAGAATAGCCTGAGCCAGCAACGCACCCTGAGACGGATCCTGCTGGTAGGTCTGATAAGCTGCCTTCACTTCAGGGGAGTTCTGGGCCAGCCAGCCGCCCGGGTCTTTTTCACGAGCGCCGATTACTTGCTGATATTTCTGGATAGCCTGCTGGTAACGCTGCTGGCGGAAAGCAAAATCGTCCTCGCTTCCAGTTGGCCTGATGCTTTGCACTGACGCCAGCCCCTCACCCGCCGACTTCGTATTGATGTCGGAGTAGATGGGCTGCAGCTGATTCAGCAGTGCGTACTGCTGGAACTGCTTATCCAGAATTGTCAGCTGCTCAGGCGTGGCGTCATGCGGTGCTGTGCTCATCCACTGCTCGCGGCTGATCGGGTTCGCGACCGGATTGCCAGACTCAATCAGGGCGGTGTCGTTGCGCATCTGGTCCTGCATCAGCAGGCGGCGCTGCGTATTCTGCTGATCAACCTTTGCCTGCGCCTGATTAATGATCCCATTTGTCTGCTGAGGGGTTAGCTGGCCCCATGGAACGCCAGGGGCAAGCTGATTCGGATCGCTCTGTGATGACCATGCCCGGCTCAGTTGAGAGTCGCTCACCGGAGCGCCATATCCTTCCTGACGCGCCATTGCTTTGGCGACAGCCGTCATTTGCTGCGGGTCATTAGGGTTAAGTTTTGCGTCGACAGGAATGCCGGTTTGCTGGCTCACTGACTGCGCATACTGGACAGGGTTATTGTTGTCTCCTGCCGGGGCCCACTTACTGATTAAACTGGAGAGGGTATCGCTGCCATTGTTGATGTGGTTACGCATCAGCTTGAGGCCCGCACGGAATCCGTGGTCAGGCGTGTCAAACTGCTCAAAGCCAGTGCCGTTATCGCCGCCCTTTCCCGCCCAGTTATTCGTATTGCTGAAGCGGATATTCAGCGGGTTGTTATTTCGGGTAGCCAGAGTGGAAGGCGAGCCTGATGGCATTGATGCGCCATCGCCGGCACCAACGGTCTGGGCTGCCTGAAATGCACCGTGCTGGTCGATTACATGCTGAGCATCTTCCTGGATGCCGTACTGCGCTGCAGACAGTGCCCACATGTTTCGGGAGCGGCTAGCAATCTCAGCCTTCGTTGCCGGGTCCAGATCGCTCTGGTCTATCGCCTGCAGGTGAGCAACGGCAAGCGCTTTGGCTGTGTTAGGGTCCTGCAGAATCGCATTCCCAACCGCAGCCGCGCTGTCATTCAGGTTAGCGACTGAAATCTGCTTAGCCTGATTCTGGCCCCAGTTAATCGCCTGATTCTCAAGCTGGCCGCGTGACTGCGCCCAGCGAAGGGTGTAGTCCTGCTTTTCGGTGTCGCTCATGCCGGGGTGCTGGGAGAAGAAATCTTCCTGGTGTTGCTTAATCAGCTGCTGTGCAGCCGGGATGTAGTCGATGCCGTCTTTCGATTGCTGCTGGGCGTCATTCAGCGCCTTGCCGAGTGATGACTGAGAGTTAACAAAGTCAGTCATGTACTGTGTGCCGCGAACTGAGTTCTGCTGTTGCTGCAGCCTTACAGCCGCATCGGCAAAGGAGTTGACGCCCTGCTGGAGCATCTGAGTGTCAGTTGACTGCGACGGCAGGTTAACCGGAGATGGTCCGCCAGCGCGCAACCCTACCTGACGATCGTATACCGGAATTCGTGCCATTATTAACCTACCGTTTTGTCATTGCCGAAGTGCTGTAGTAACTTCCTGCCGCGCCACTGATGCCACCCAACAGACTGACCAGACCGGGACGCTGTGCTTTTGCCTGAGCCCGCTGTGCCGCCGCCTGATTCTGCAGCTCAGCCATTTGCATTCTGCCGTTATAGTCAGCAGTTGCCGCGTCCATTTCAGTATCGATTGCGGTTGAGCGCTGAATGAGTGCGTTGCTCCCTCCGCTCCCGGTGCCATTATCAGCAAACGCAGCGGACTGACCCGCAAGAGCCTGACTCCCCTGCCTGCGAATCTGCGCAGTTTGTGAGCCGGTCTGTAGCGCAACAGTACGTGCCTGCTGATCAAGCAGTGACGCGTTGTAGTTGCTGTTGCGTGATGCCGTGTAGCCCTGAGCCATTGTGCTTACGCTGTTCAGACCCGATGAGGCAACGGATGACCATGCGGCTGGGTTGTTATTTACTGCCTGTGTAAATTGCATCGCCAGACCTCACTATGCTGTACATTTTGGCGTCCTCACCATCTGGCCCTGCGCGGCGCATGGTTCCCTCATACTCAAACCCGATCAGCTCTAGCCACCTTTCTGCCTCCGGAAAGGAGGACATGGTTTCGAGCCTGACATAGTCATTCAGACCCGCATCAATAAGCCGCCTTGCCGCCCGGTATAGCTGAGTCCACTGATGTGGGATGTCTTCTGTGACAATCAGGTACAGATAAGCCCGGATAGGGTTAAGCTCAACCAGACCTCCGATAGCGACAACGCGATCATCAATCACACCAGTGAAACTGTGATAGCTGGCTAACTGATGAGCACGCTCTGGCGTTCTTTCCAGTGATGACTGGCTTTTCTGAGGGATGATTTCCAGCAGGTGGTGAGGTTCATAGGGGATTATTTTCATTCGCCAGTTGTCCATGAGCGTGGATAGATAGCAACCAGTGTCATCGGCAAGGGCTGGTCCTGAACCACCCTGATGCACCCCTGAGTGTCATAACCTCCGGCGAAATCGATATCCCGGTCATCAGTAAAGGCAGCAGGCGGGTTATCCATGAGGTCTGAGTAGTCACGGCTCTCTAGGGTGTCCAGATATTTGCCGCCCAACTGGCCTGCCTTTCCACCCAGCGTATTAACGAATCTGAGTGTCAGCTTGCTGATACGCTTGGTTTTACCCTGCGAGGTGCCGGCCGTGCCGCCCGCCTCCAGTGGCAGGGTGACAAGCTCAGAACGATATGGCAGGCCTACGTGAACGACTGATGCCGATGTTTCAAGTGAGATGCCACCACCGGTAACAACAGCCTCTGTATGCACCGCTCCGTCAGTGACCACTGATACTTTTTCACCTTCAAGATGCGACAGGCCTGAGATGCTTTTGGTTGGCTCGCCACGATAGCTAAGCCCGCAGTCAACATAGAACGCTTCTGATAGCGATTCAGTAGAGGCGTCCCAGGCCGCTCTCAGGTACTCGACATAGCGTTTTGTTTCCCCGTTGATGATTCGCTTCACCACCACCCACAGGTCATCCCTTATACCGTCAGGGTCCGGGATGCAGGAGACAGCCTCCACATCTCCATTCAAATCGTGACGATGCCACGCGGTAACTTTCTGCTCATCGTTGTAGGTCATTGCGACCAGCGAGCCATCAGCGAGTACGACCCAAAGCACATAGTCCGGCTCCTGCTGCCAGGCCATATCGACAATGCCGGCACGGGTTATGTGCTCCGCGAGGATTGTCACGTCGCTGGTACTGTATGAGCCGCTCTCTAAGTCAGACAGGACTGCCCTGACTTTGCATCCGGCGCGCTGAACAAACATCGACGTAGCGCCAACCTGCACTGCGTTGACGCCTTTTGAGCCATAGGATGACTCTTTGGTTATCTGGATATTGTCAGGCCCGAATGCAGCCGTTGTGGTTGACGGTGAGCATGTGTGCTCTCCGCCCGCAGTGCCAACCAGCAGAGATGACCCGGGCGCCAGCCATTGAATGGTGTTGGTTGAATCAGCTTCAATCTGAACGTTAATTGCATCGTCAGACTGAACCTCATACCCATTCGTCATGGTGGTGAAGTTCTCATAGTCGGAAGCTACGGAGAACCACAGCTTGCCACGCGCCGCGAACAGGAGGCGGTTCTTATAGAAAGCCACCTTTGTTGGGAATCCATACTTCGGCGACCACTCACCAAACGCCCATTTATAAGTATTGCCGGTTGACTCACGAACGCTCGGAGGAAGCTCTGTCAGGATTTTGCCTACGGCCTGTGTGCTGCTGACGACAGAGGTGATCTGAATGATTCCCCAGCCGCCGTTCGAATACCGCCAGAGTGATGCGTTTGATGGACCGTCACGATGAGCACCTGCCGTCCACGTAGGCTGAGTTGCGCCAGTCTGCGAACCGTCCAAGTCTTCGTAGTATTTGCCATCACTTCTGCAAAACATGCCTACGGCAAATGTGGATGTGGTCCCTGCCTCCCAAGCCGGAATATAGCCGCCCTTGCCGGTACCATCAGTTACGGCATCAGTGCTCGATTCAATGTAGAAGAGCCCGCCCACATGTCTCGAATCGAAAATGGCCGAGTTTGCAGAGATGGTGCATTGAGTGGTTGTTGTAGGTGTACCATCCGGGCGCGTTGCACCATTAGCCGACCAGATGCGGAACTGGTCTGTGTGAACTGTGATGGTGCGGTCTGAGTTGATATCGCGAAACGGGCCGTGCGCTCCGGAGTAATCGAAAGGCTCAATCGTCCAGTTTGTATTGGACTCCCGCGACAGTTTGTACGGGGGAAGGTTGCCAGTATGCGTGCAGATGTAGATGACATCGCCGCTCTGAACCATCGAAAGCCCAAACCCGCCATCACTGTTAGTCAGTTCGCCAGCGACAAATGGAGTCTCTACCTCCAGGGTTCCGCCGTCTGAGTTAAGCGCTACGCCATGGTCGGAATAGAATCGGATGTACTGAGGGCCAAACTCAAGAATAAACGCCTGCGTAGTGTTGAACTCGAACTTAGCCAGCCATACTCGCTGTCCCGAGTTCTTCACTTCAGAAACGAAGTAGGTGCCGCCGCGGCGCTCTGCAGGCCCCTGAGAGCGAGGGATGAAATTCAGCATCGACTTAACGCCGGATGACCACTTTTCAAAGTTGGTCTGCCCCATCATCAGCGGGGAGAACTCACCGGCATTAAAGCTATTGAGTGATGGGGAAGCTGATGGCATTTATAACCTCGATGTTAACCAGGATGTTTCCTGCTGCTTAATGCGGGGGCGCTCAATAGCGCTGGCAGCGCGTGCTGCCTTGATCGCCGCCTCGAAGTCCTGTCCGGCCGCCTGCTTTTTGGTTGAGGACTGCGTGATGGATTCGCACATCTCATAAGCAAGCAGACAGGCGAAAGCTTCAGCGAATGAGCTATCCCACTGCGACGGGTCTGTGACTTTAGCGCCGTAGCGGAGGTGCAGCGGCGCCTCGATGTCTGTCAGTATCTTCCGGCCTTCAATCTGCCAGGGTGAATCACGAAGCTGGTCAATAGCACCACATAGCGGGCTCATCAGCGCGCTATTAAGCACCTCATCCATCCTGAGGAAATCAGAGGGAAGCTGATACTGGTGTGAGTATCCATAAGCTGGAGAATCACTGAGGGCCGCAAGCTTTGCCCGCCTGATGGAGAACGCCCAGCGATAGTCACGCAGCAGGCATTCAAGCAAACCGTCATAAATCGCCTCGATCGTTCTGGAAGCTTTGTTGTTGTCCGTCTCGCTCATCAGGCGCTCTTCGCCCAGCTTCACTAAAGCGCGGTTTATGACGATTATCTTGGTAGTCATATCTCACCATTAAAAAAGCCCTCAGAAGAGGGCTGAGTCTGATACACCAGAGTTACGATGCAGTAACCGTGATGGTGCTGGTCGCAGTGTGTCCGCCGTCTGCGGTGGTGACGGAGATGGTCGCCGTGCCTGCAGCAACACCTTTCACCGTGATGGTATTGCCGGAACGAGTCACGGTTGCCACTGAGGTGTTAGATGAGGTTGCAGAGATCGCCGGGTTGCTCGCGTCAGAAGGCGACACGCTGGCGGTCAGGGTCACGTTCGCACCTACAGCGACGCTTGCCGTAGTCGGGCTGACGCTGACGCCAGTAACGGAAACGTTAGTGACCGCTGAGAAGTCTGGCGTCGGAGATCCAGCCGGGTAAGCGCGATAGCCATCCGGACCGAGCAGCAGCGATGCTGTAACGGTGCCAGCAGTGCCGGTACCTGCCACGGTGTAGTTGACGCGCAGATAGCGCTCAGTGCGTGACGGAACAACAACTCGAACTGGCTGTGCACCTGAAGTCAGGTCGGCTACGGGGATCGCCGCAGACTGATACAGGGTTGACCATGTGCTGTTATCCGGGCTGGTTTGCAGCGTAACGGTGAGTGAAGTCAGTCCAGCGAATGCTGCACCAACCTGCACAGCCAGATAAACCGGCTCACCGATACCGATATCGCGGTCGACACCGAGGTCAACCACGTTAGTTGATACGGCGGTCGCAGTGACCGCCTGAGCGTTCGAGAACGTCAGCTCATTATCAAGAATTGCCATTGCTTAGCTCCTTACGCTACAGCAGTTTCGCCATCGATAATGGCATCGGTTTCGCGGAACGGCATGCCACGGAAATCAGTCCATGGCCGGCCTTCGGTGTCTTTGATGATGTTCAGGCCGAGAGATGGTTTCTCCACCGCCTGCATGTCAAAGAAGCCACCCAGTGTGCGGTTCATGTAGATGCCCATGCGAGCACTACGGTCTGGCAGGATGTGAGTTGCTGCAATCATCAGGCGCACCAGGTCTGTCGCGAATTTGCCGTTGGCTTTTTCGTCCAGCATCTTGGTCACGTCGATGTTTGCGATGCGCACCACGTAGCGCCAGTCACGGACGGCCAGACCAGTCTTCCACTGGAAGTGATCGCGGTAGCCTTCGTACTGGTTGCCATCAGCGTCCTGAAGCGTTACCTGACCCTTATCAACATGGCTCAGCCCCGCCTTAGAACCTTTCGGGTACAGACCATGAACTGTCTGCTCACCCCAGCCCACGATGTAAATTGAGGTCAGGTTATCGCCAGTGCCGTGAGCATTGATGATGTTTTTACCGTTCTGTGCGTCAAACTCGCTATAGCGCGTAGCAAAGCCATCGAACGACGCTGGGTCCTTCGACTTGTCGCCATAGAACAGAGTTGATGCCATCTGCTGGTTCATGCCTTCGAGATAGGCCTGAGCCTCAGACAAACGGAACGCGCCGGTGTTGCCGTTCAGGTCAGCCAGCTCTTTATCAACTTCAGAGTAGGTTTCCATGATGGCAACAGCTTCATCGACCTGCGCTGTGGTTGACTTGCCTTTGCCAACGCCCTTGTTAATACGACGCCATTCAGCTGCGGGCAGTGAAGTGCGGACGGTAGTGCGGTGATGAGTAGCCGCGTTGGATTCGATGAACGGCATATCCAGCAGGATAGGGTTCTTCTGGTTCAGCATCTCAATGATGCGAGCCTGTTTCAGGTCGGGGTCCTGACGCTTAGCCCAGTCGGCCAGGGTAAGGGCCGTGTTACCAATAATAGCCATCGGTTATGGTTCCTTTAGTTGCTTCCGTAGAAGATGTCTTCTGTTGATTTGGGTCCGCTCTGAGACGGCTCACCATTGATGACCTTCGCCTCGGAAAGCGACTGGCCGATTTTGTGGAATGCTTTGACGATGTGAGGATTGCTACCCAGCCCGCTCTCTTTCAGCGCCTGAATGGCTTCAGGTGCCAGGTACGCCGAGATGGCCTTGTTGGCGACTGCAACATTTGTGTCGAAGTTATTGCCCCACTCCTTACGGATGGCAGCAACATTCTCTGTGGCCTGTTGCTCGCGCTGCTGATTGAACTGCTCAACCATTTGCGACTGCTGGGTGTTGTACCACTCGGCGATACCCTGAGCCTGCGACTTGCTGAGCCCAAGCTCATGCATCTTGCCGCTGGCCGCGCCGGCAAACTCACCGCTGTCACCTTCTGGTACTGGCAGCTCATAGCCATCAGCCGTCTCAGGTCGTCCGAGTTTGTTCCAGACGTTGCCCCAGCCCTCTGCATCACCCTCTGCAGGAAGTGCTGAAAGGAACGGCTCTGCGGGCTGCTGCTGTTCGTCACCTCCCAGCAGATTGGTACTGTTTGACTGCGGCTGGCCTTCAGTGCCCGATTGAAGAATGTCACCTGCGCCAGACTGGTCGGCTTCACCGGCTTCGTTCATGTAAACGCGAATAAGGTCACGAATGTTAAACATCGGTTTTCTCTGCCTCGTTGATAATTCGGATCAGCTCTTCCTGGTCGAGCTGAAGATATTGAGAGATGCGGCTCATCACTTCGCGACGGCCTTCAGCCACGCACGTTGCCAGCGGGTCTACCTGCCGGTGAATGGGTGATACCGTCACGCTGGACTTATTCACCCGGCAGAAGTCACCCAGCACCTTGAGAACAATCTCCTGTTCTCTGGTGCGCTTGCCGGTCGTACCGAAGACCGCCCTGAAGGCACGCGCACGCCTCAGAATTAATCTGCTCATGTCATCCCTTCAGGTGGTTATTGCGGTGCGGGTAGTGGTGTATTGGCTTTCTGGTTAGCAGATGCCAGCTTGTCAGCTGCGGTTGCGATGTTCGGTGCGGCGTTAAGCAGGTTGTTCAGCTGCTCCTGCTGTGCCTGAGCCGCCTTGGCCTCCTGTTCTTCCTCTTCGGTGAGTAGCAGTGAAAGCGGCATACCGTTGATGTCAGCCAGCTCCCTGATTGCCTTGCCGTACTTCACAAGGCCGAGCACGCTTGGATCGAACTGTGCGGCCTGACTGACAACACCCAGCGTGGTGAGGATGCCCTGCCCCTGCTCTGCGCGCTGCATGCGCACAAGTGGGGATTTGTAGTCGATGTCATATTCCATTCCGGCATCGATAAGCTGCTGAGGCGGATCGGGCAGCAGGCTGTTGCGGGCGCATATATCAATCTCACGCTCAATCATCGGGCCAAGCTGCTCGGACATAATGCGACCGGCGGTCGGGGCCATTAGCTGGCCTTTTTCCTGAGCGCGCAGCATGGCCTCTGTCGCCGTCATCTGTGGGTTGTCCGCCAGAATCTGGAACAGCGTGACGAGGAAGACGTCATTAATCAGCTGGCGCTTCTGGTCCATCATCTCCAGCCCGAGATTAGGCTGAGAGCCGGACGTGAAAGGCGCGGCCAGTGGTGAGCCATTGGAGCTCATGCCGCCGGAAATGATTGCCGCAGGAGTCAGGTTGAAGGTGTCCAGCACGCCATCATCAGCCACAAGGATCGGCGGACGGTTCGCAAGCTGCGCACCAATCAGCGTCTCACGGTTCATCTCGTTGAGCACTTTGATGTCGGGCAGCGCTGTCATTCCCGGCCCGCGCCCATAAGTCTCACCCGGTGATTTGTAGTAGCGACCAATGCAATAAGGCATTGTGTGATAGCCGCTCTGCTGGACAATCTTCCGCCCTTCCTTGCAGATGTAATAGGACGACCACGGCATGCCTGTGTGGTCCTGCTTAGGCTTACCGTCTTCGGTGAACTGGATTTCTGTGTTCGGGCAAACGCGATGGATGAACTCGAACTTGCTCATCGGCGCTGATTCAGAGGCGCGCTGAATGCTCTCCGGCAGATTGTCTTTGCCAAACTGCTGCACAGCCTGTCGGGCGTTGAGTTTGAATTTGCGGTGAACGAGGTCAACGATGCCCTGATAGTTCTCCTCGTAATATATCTCGCGAAGATGGTACGTCAGGTAGCGCATGCCCTTTCCGGGCAGCTCGTCCACGTACATGCAGCCATTGCCAAATGCGCCCTGCGAGATGTAGTTCTCACTCATCTGGTTAGCGAAGTTGGCCCAGGGTGCATAACGCAGCCGGAACAGAACCTTTGTGACTTCCTCGAAGTACTCCTGCACTTCAGTGTCGTCGCTGAACCGCTCGTTCTGCAGGCCGTGCCACGTCTGTGTACGAGGCGTAATTACAGACTCCATCGCTGCAGCAAATCGCTCAAGTGCAACAATGGGGGTTGAGTCGATAGCCTTGTCTGATTTCTTCTGTCCGTCGCGAATCTCACCCTTGAAGTCAGCGCCGCGGGGTAAACAACGCTCTGCTACTTCCTGCCAGAGCTGCTCCCATGCTGACCGGGATGTTTCCATTGTCGACTGGTCGCGGAGTATCTGGTCAAGCAGTTCGTCGTTTTCCTGCGCCATGCTAACCGCCTAAGAGTGATTTCTGTCCGGTAGAAGATGCGCCCACGCTTCCTGCACCACCGGAGCCGCTGAGGATGTTGGCATTGATGCCCTGACGTGAACGCTTGCGAAGCAGGTCATCTGCCTGCGCTGTTGCGGCGTCTGCGTTTGGAGCCAGTGCACCTTTGACTCCTGGAGCTTTATTCTGTGTTGCCGAGTAAACGGCTGTTCCTGCGCCCACGGCAGCAGAGGCAATGGCAGCGTAAGCAGCCAGAGCGCCGGTTTCGATACCCATGGTTAACTCCCGAATAGGTTGTATTCTGTGGTGGCTACGCGAGCCTTCTTGCGGGGTGATTTGATGCTGAACATCTGCTTGCCTGACCGACGCATCATGTAGGCGTAGCGAACGGCTGACAGGACGTCATCGTTGATCGCCACAATCTTTCCGTGCTCATCGCGGTGATACATGCGGAACTCCTCAAAGAACTCCGGGCATGTGCTGAACACCTTGAACTTGCCATCAAGCATGCGCTCGCGAATCTCATGGATGCCAGGCTCGACCTTGTAATTGCCGTCTGGCCATGTCGCGTGCTCTGCCAGCATCCTGAAGCCTTCAGCTTTGTATTGCTCTTTCAGCTGCTGACCGCCGCCCTTCTCGTGCTGCAGGCCATCGTGAGGCCATGCAACCGGAACACCATCGGCCCAGCGCTTAACCATCCGCCACGCTTCATCAGCCTTTTTCTCTCTGGCCTTCCAGACGTGAGCGACATAGATAACGTCTTCATCCCGGTCTTCCCAAAGCTGAACGTGCGCCTGCGGGTGGTCCCAGCCAAAGTCCTGACCGTCAATGACAAAGAAGTGATCGGGGCATGGGAACGGCTGACACATGATGGCATCATCAGCGAGGTCATAGATTCGACCGTGACCCAGCATCGGGATGCCTTTGGTTCGCATGTCGCGCTGATGCGCAGGAAACGATGCCAGAAGCTCCGTCTTAACTTTTTCGCTCAGGTGTGGCGCATCATCCCAGCCAACGTTCATGCACGTCTGTGCAGCGCTTGGTGTGTCCATGAAGCCGATAACGAGGTCGGTTCGGCCGTTCTCTGGCGTGAATGTCAGGATGCCCCTGCCACCATTACCACGGTCGCCAGTAGCTGTGCGCGTCAGAACCTGCGGGAAGATGTCGGGATCTTTGGGCTCTTCGTCGATGTGGAACCAGTCGACGCTGTCACCCATTAATGCGTGCTGGCCCTGCGAGTAGGACCAGAACTGAATCTTTGCTGTGCCGCCTGACTTGTGCTTGATGTACACGGAGCGGACAGCGTTTGGCGTGCCGGTCATGGCCTCAACGCCGGTGATCAGCTCACCTGGTATCAGGCCACCTTCCCAGCCATTATCTGTCTTGCGCCCGATGATTGGCGTCTGTAGCAGGTCACGGCATTTCTCGCCCGAGTAGCCCAGCACCCAGATAAGTGGCGCATGGTCAAACCTGTGACCTGTCCACTCTTCAGGGTAATCACCCATAGCGTGGATGGCGTCGATGTATGTCGCCGTCTCTGTCTTGCCAACGCGGTTAGCAGCGATGAGAGCTGACTGAGAATATTCTTTGGTGCTGGCAATGAATCGCTTCTGCCAAGGGTGACGTGACTGATAGAAGCCACGATAGCGATAAACGTTCTCGCGTCGCTTCTTCTCTTCCAGCAGCTTTACCAGCTCAATCTTCTGCTCCCGGCTGAGATTTTGCATTGGTTAGCTCCTGCAGTCTGGCATCAAGCTCAGCGTCTGTGAGATCGGTGATCGTAATGTTCTGTTCGTGCGTCACCTTGTCGCCATAGCGTTTCGGTGCCAGCTTGGATGCGTACCATTTGCGGGCATCAACACGGAGGCGGGAGCGGGCAACTCGTTCATGGTTGGTCTGCTCTTTGCCATCATCATCAACAATGACGTCGCCGCTGCTGTCATCCGCAATCGTGATGATTTCCTCAGCCAGTAGTTCAGCCTGGACTTCGCGTGCGCGCGCGTACTGTTGCATGAAGTCTTCGTGTCTCTGCAACCAGTACATAACAGTTCTGATTGCAGGCATGCCCGGACGCTTGCAGATGGAGCGAAGACTCTCGCCCAGCATGAGCAGGTTGCAGATGTCTTCAGCTACTTCCGGAAGGTAGTCAGTCGGGCGGCCCATTTTCTTTTCGGTCGCCATACATTCCTCTCACAGTTGATTGTCTCTTCTCTCAGAGTGCCACGCCTGCAACTCGCACGGTGGGCGTTCACCGCATGTCGGGGAATTCAGCTTTCGCCTATAGCCCTGCTTGCCCCTTGCGCTTGCTGACCGAATCCACGGGAGGATTCCGCTATGCGGACGCTTCGTACTTAAGTCAGGGCGCTTTGTTCCAGAGGGACTGGCTGGAGTGTTTCTTTAGGTGTGTGACTGATTCGGGACATCAGTTATCATTTGCGTATTGATAACATGCTTAAACTATTCGAATGGATAATGCAGTTGTAGTCAGAAGGGTCTCTATCAGCTCACGCCCGCAGTGGGCGCTTATAATCCACAGCATCAACGGCTATTGCGTGAGTGTGGTTGATAAGTCATTCCCGATAGTGGAGGGTCAAGAGTTGTCGCGTCATCCCACTCACAAAGGTATATGGGTTCTGTCAGGGAGCGAGATAGTTTTCCCTGCGAACGTGCATGGTGGAATGAGTCTTAACGAGGCTGAGGGAGTAATTTCTCGCATCGTCAGCTAAAAAACCAGCCGCACGCCATCTAAGTATTTAAGAGACCAATCTTCTTTTCTTGGTAGTAATTCAATAAAAGACCGCCCGAGGGCGGTCACATCTGTTTCAACTTCTTTCAATGCCCTAAAAAACACTAAAAGCTCGCTGACAGGCTTATAGTCATCGCATCAAAGTTAACGCTTGTCAGGCGCACAGTGTAATCGTCACGATTTGACTCGTTAATGATCGAAAGCGTGCTATTTTCTTCACCGACTGATTTAACCAGCTCCGCAGCGATGTTGTTTGCTACAGGATTATCCATAACAACAATTTCAATGTACTTCCCGATCGCCATTACTGTAAATTTTGCGCTTCTGATAACACCAAGATCGTACGTTCCCGATTTGGTTTTCACACTAGCTGTGGTTCCGTAATCAATCATAACCCCTCCTGTTTGGATAGATCATATTACAAGGTGTAACTATGAAATCTAGTGCTTCAGATTTTGTGCGCTTGTTCGTTCATGGATTTCTTATCTCAAACACTGCTCACTAATATATTGCTGCAGACCAGCTATTTGCTTTCTGGCGGTTTCGATTCGCTCTCTAAGGGTAAAATAATCCCGCTGAGCGGTGTCAGTAAGTCGGGCGCTGGTTGCATCATCCAGGCCGGAGGTGCCGGGGGTGGATTGATTCGCGCAGGTGGCGTTGAGCTGCAGCCGGCGCTTGCCAGTAGCAACGTCATCATGCAGCTGATCGATAGTCGCTTTAGCATCGG